CTCAGACGAGACTCATAGCCGACGCGATTACTCACCAAGTCGTTTCGATTGAGTACGGCCGAGACACTCGAGTTACGTTTGAGAAGTTCATCGACGAAGACGCAGAGCTAAGGCTACGCGAAGAAGCGCAGGACCTAGCGACAAAGGTGCGCTCGATCAATCAGGTGAGAAGCGACCGAGGCCTAGAGCATACCGAGTGGGGAGACGCACCCGTAGGCTCGTTCGGAGATCAACCGTATCAGCCGGACGACTTCTCTATAGAAGATGACGCTCCCACAAGCGGCCCCCCTATCTCTGAACCAGACGCGCTAGACGATCCCGTAGATGCGGCACGCTCTTCGCGAGTGATTCACCCTCGAGTGCTTTCGAGGTTCACGCCGGAAGCGCAGTGGGCTCGGCTTATGCAGTCAGAATCCGCGTTCGTTCCTAAGATGACGAAAGCGGCGCGCCAGGCGTTCGCCGGGCAGAAGTCGCTAGCAATCAAAGCGCTAAGAGCGACCGAGAACGTTGCAGACGTGACGGTACGATCGCACTCCCGTTCCGACTGGATCGACGAGCTCTTTGATGATGTCGAGTTTGGGCGGCTCTTCGATACGCTGGTCACGCCTATCTCACTCGAGGTCTATCAGAAGTCAGGTCAGAACGTTCTAGCCGGGCTCGAGGTTCGGCCTACGCTTTCGTTTGACGCAATCGCTATCAGCGAAGTGCGAAAGCAGGGAGCGAATCTCGTCACCTACACAAACGAAACGACGAAGAAGCGGCTTCGCGCAGCGATTCAAATAGGTATCAGACTCGGCGAAAGCGAAGAGGCGCTAGCTACTCGGATTCGCGGCGTATTCAACAAGGCCAGCAAGTCTAGAGCTCGTACTATCGCACGCACAGAGGTCGGTTGGGCTACGTCAACCGGCCAGCTTGCCGGCTATGTCGACTCCAATATCGTTACGCTCAAGCGGTGGAACACAGCGCTAGACAGTGACGTTCGAGATACGCACGAGATTGACGGGCAGACAGTCAGAGTCGACGAGAGCTTCACGCTCGGAGACGGCGAACAAGCGCAGGCGCCTCGAGTCTCTTCGGACGGTGGCAGGCTTTCAGCGCACAATGCAATCAATTGCCGGTGCTTCTCTACGCCGGTGCTCGAGGGGGTAGGATGACACAAAGAATCTCGCGAGAGTGCCGAATAGACACCCGCATAGATACAGACACGGGCGAGTTTGACCTAGTGCTCGCAACCGAGGGCGAAGCGAGCGACGGGCATGTTATCTCTATTCGCGGGCTCGACTTCGCAGATACGATCCCGCTTCAAATGGACCACTCCCGCAGCGTGCTCGCGAATCTCGGCACAGTCTCACGTATGCGGCGCGATAGAGTCGACGGGATAGCAGCGTTACGCGGCGTAGGTCAGATCCGCCTAACCGGAGACGGCGAAGGGCTAGAGGCTCGGCGCGATCTCGTCGATGCGATCTCGAGCGGACACGTGCGGGGCACTTCGCTTACGTGGGATTCAATCAAGCAAGTCGAACGGCGCGAACTACCGAAAGGGCACGCGGCAAACGTAACGACAAGCGAGCAGAACGTAAGAAAGAAGTACGGGATCTTCTTTGAGCAATCACGAGCAATCGAACAATCGATTGTAGGTATTCCCGCAGATCGCGAGGCTCTGATCGGTAGATCGGGCTCGGCGACTTCGGAAATCTCACGCAGTATGTGGGACGGCATGATTGAGCGAATCCATGACCCGGCGGCGGTCAGGACCAGCGAGATCATAAGCGCACTCGAGCGAACAGTTGAGCAGCTCGAGGCGACATCACGGGAAGCCGGAGACGATCCGAGCGACGAGACTCCCGACGAATCGCTCAGCGTCACACAGGCACTAGAGGCGACGATCACGCGCATAGAGCGCGGCGGTCGTGCGACTAGTGCCGACTTACGTGAGGGGCTCGACGATGTGTTCGAGCGTCTTACTGGGAGCCGTATCTAATGGACAAGAACAACGACACCGAAGAGATTGAGGGCGGGGGCTCACGCGAGCTCGACGCAATCAACAGCATGACCGAACGACTGGCCGCTTCGATTGAGGGCGTACGCGAAGACGCTCGAGACGAAGCGCTCAAAGCCGTTACCGAGTTCGCCGACAAGCTTGAGGGCAAGCGAAGTCGACGCGCACCCGTTCCGCCGAGCCGCGACGACCAGGGCGAGAGCCGCTCGCAGAGTCGACCGGCCGCAAGCGAAGGGGTGGAGTTCTCGACTCTGCGCGCAATCGGTTCGGCGGTCGAGCCGCTTTATCGGCGAATGGAAACGGAAGTTCACCGAAGCTCCGAAGAGGTCGCAGAGTTCCGAAGCGCTCGAAATCCCGGCGTCGACGAGCTCACTAAGCAGTGGGCTAACCACGTCAATAACGGCAACGTTGAAGGGCGAATCCGCAGCTACAACGAGCTCAACGACGCCTACCTCAAAGGGCTGGGAGTCAGCGAGTCTCAGCGTGCTTCGTTGCTTGAGGGCACGCCTAACGCGAGCTCCGGCTTCGCAAACGGAACAGGCGCCGAATTGCTCCCGCTCCCGCTTGCCGGCCAGCTCATTCTAGCTCGAGACAAGATGTCTAAGATGCGCCGTCTTGTGACGACGTTCCCGATGACATCACAGACGGAGCGCGTGCCGGTGCTCCCGATTGCGACGGCATCGACCAGGGCGGAGAATGCAGCGTTCACCGACAACACCCCACCCAGTGAGTCGGCGCTTCTGGCCGCGACTGATCTTGGGGTTGAGTTCTCGGCCGGCCGTAACTTCCTCGAGGATTCGGCGTTCAGTATCGCCAACCAATTGACGGTGGTAGCCGGCAACGCAATCGGCGCAGAAGAAGACGAGCAGATCTCCAACTCAGCCGGTGCAGGGTCGGACATCACAGAAGGGCTCGATAGCGCGACGATTACAACGCTTGCAACGGCAGGGGTTACGACGATTGCATATGTCGACATCGTGGCGCTCTACTACGCACTCCCGCAGCAGTACCGGCGGGATTCGGTGTTCCTTTGCTCAGGAGCGACTATGACGGATATCATGGCAATCGTAGACGGATCGGGCCGGCCGGTGTTTCTTTCGGCTTTGCAAGACGCAAGGTTGATCTCGGACACAGACCCGGACCAGGCGGGCCGGCTCTTCAACAAGCCGATCTACGAGATCCCGACGGCCGACGACACGCTCTACTTCGGTAATCCGAAGTGGTACGCACTCGGAAGCCGGACGGGCATTCGCGTCGACACCGAGCGGGAAGTCACGACGGGGCTTCGTAAGTGGGTCATTGACGAACGGATCGACGGGCGAGTAATCCCGACGGCAGCCGTCAACACGAACAACGCATGGCGAAAGACTGCCTACTAGGCATGATTCAGCGGCGCTCGGCAACGTGCCGGGCGCCGCTTTATCGCCGGCACTTGAAAGGAAACACGATGAACAAAGCGGCCCCAGACTCAAACGAAGAAACGCAGCAAACGAGAAACGCTCGAAAGCTTTCTATGATCGTCGGAGACGCGAACGGCACACCCACAAAGCGGTGCATACAGCGGCTCTCTTTGATGGTCCCGAAGCAGTTGAGCATAGGCGGCGAGATCCCGAAGGACGTTCTCGGCTTTATCTCTCTACACAATCTCAACGACTTGATCGCCGAGAAATCCGAGCCAAAAAAGACGAAGGGAAAGAGCACCGATGGCTGATCTAACTACGATTGCCGCCGTTAAGAGCTACGCAGGCGTTACCGGAAGCGGCGACGACTCGCAGATAGCCGCAATCGTTTCGGCCGTTTCGTCGCTGATTGCCGGCCAGATCGGGCACGACTACGAAGGCGATGCAATCACCGGAGAGTTTCACACGGCGCCGTTTTCCGGCTCGATCATTCTACGGAAGCCGGCCGAATCGATCACGGCGGTGCGCGTCTCGCAGTCTGTAATTGCCGCCGCAGGCTACCGGCTAAGTGACGGCCGACTGCTAACGCGACTGGCGTCAGGGCTTCCGACTGTATGGTCAGGCTCTTCGGTCATTGAGGTCGACTACCTAACCGTCTCGGACGTGCCGGCTGATCTCGAGCTCGCAGCTAGAGAGATCGGCGCTTTCGTTTTGAAACAGTCGAGTCTACCCGGCGGCGGATCTCGGCTCGGACTAAGCGCACAGGCGAACGGAGACACGGGCTCGGCGGATTACTTCGTCCAGGCGCTCAAGCAGCTACCCGTGTCACGCATGGCACTACGAAACCACAGGCCGTTCGCGTGAACGGAGCAAGGGTCAACCTAAGAGACTCCAAGCGGATTCGGGCTTTCCTAGACGATCTCGATCCAGCGACGAGAGGCAGCGTGTCAGACCAAGCGCTCGAGTCGATTGCTCGTCTAACGGAGCAACGAGCTAAAGAGGTTGAGATCGTAAGAGGTCGAGGGCGCAACACAGAGACAAGCCCCCCACTACCGAGACAGCTCTCGTTCCGTTCCGGCCGACTATCCGGCTCAATCTCGACCGATACGTCACAGCGGCCTAAGCAGTTCGTTGTAGGCTCGACCGTCGCCTACGCTTCCGTTCACGAGCTCGGGTTAGGGCACTTCCCTAAGCGACCGTTCCTTGAGCCGGCAGCTACTCACGTTATCGATACGCAAGCGGAACAGGTATTCCGTAAGGCACTCGAGAGAGCTCGGGGTAGCGCATGAGTGTGCAGACCGATCTAGAGTCAACACTCGCAACGATGCTCGGCGAGTACACAGTAGGGCTCGGCAACACTACGCAGGGGCCTAAGACGCAGGCCAGCGTAGAAGGTTCAGAGCGTCACGCTTCAGTGCGCGTGCTCGGTGCTCGAGGTGACAGGCTCTCGTACGGCCAGACGAGCTGGAACGATTCGATAGCTATTACCGTCTGGTGGCGAGAATCAATCGACCGAGCGACTCGGTTTAGCGAGTGGGACGCGTTCTCTAGCGCTCTGATTGCAGACCAATATCTAGGCGGATCGGTAGACGGCTTGCAAGACGCCTATCTAGTACTCGAGGCGTGGGGCGAAGCCGTCGACGGCGCTTTCGTTATCATGGCCGCAGAGCTCGAGACGGAGCGTATAGAGTAATGGCAACGGTGGCGGATCTCACAGCGCAGCTAGAGACAGCTCTCGGCAGTCTATCGCCGGCGTTCGTCGTGCTTACTTCGGGATCGCTCGACTCTCAGCGCGTAGAGCGCTCGCAGTATCGAGCATCGGTCAGAGTAGCCGGCGCAGAAACGACGATTGTTGGCTCGAATCTCTCTATCCAGATCGCGGCAATCGAGTGCGACATACTGCACAGAGCCGCAGGGTCGACGGCTACGCAGATCGCAGCCGCAGAAGACGCGCTAGCGCTGATTCTGCCCGGTGTCGCTAGCGAGTCTTTCTGGACAGGATTAGCGGCGGTGCGCTCTAGTCCTATCGAAGTCGAGGTCGAGTCAGACCTAGAGAGAGTAGGCGAAGTGGTTCGCTACACAATTCTAGCGCGATGCGCTTTGGAGGCATAACCGATGGCTGATATCAAGTTTTTACTAGGCGTAGCATTCAAAGGCCAGGCGGCGCGCGGCACGGCTACGGCTATGCCGGCAATCGGTGGCGGCTCGGGAACGGCGGGCGCTATCAACGAGGCGGACGGCGCAGTGCTCGGTAGCGACGGCCAGGGCGTAGGCGACTCTGGGATCTCGTTCTCTATCGGAAAGAACGTCACAGAGAAAGCGGTCGTGAGTGGTTCGTTCACCAGAAACTTTGGCAATTTTCTAGGGCGGACGGTCGAGTCTTTCCAAGTCGTAACCGAAATCAAGGGCTCGGGCCTAACGGGATCGAACCCACTAGCGGCGGCCGACTTCGCTATTCCTAACGGGCTCGAGGTTCTCTACGCGGCGGCAGGCTTGCAAGCGGTAGACCTAGCTTCCGGGCAAGTGTTCTCACCCGACCCGACAGCTCTAGCGACGGCTTCTATCTACTTCGGCAACGAAGCAAGCAACGGCGGTCAAATCATAATCAGAGACGTAGAGTGTCAGTCGGCTTCGTTCTCGTTCCCACCCGGCGAGACTGGGACGATCACGTGGGACTTGATCGGAGAGTTTGATACCTACAACGAATCGGGCGCCTGGCCGGCTAATCCCTTTCAGTACGGAAACCAGGCTTCGTTATCCGCTCCCGTGATAGAGGGCGCGGCGTTTACGTGGGGGCCGGACACTCCCGCAGCTAGAGAGATCGGCTTCTCTACGCTCGAGCTCACAGTTTCAAACGACTTCGAGACGGTAGCCTCAAGCAATTCAGCAAACGGCCGGACGCAGCGACAGACAGGACGAACGATCTCTTGTAACGCCACGATAGACGCGACTTCCGGCGAGTTCCTATATGAGCTTGACCAGATCGGCTCTAGCAACATATCGACAGCGGAAGCGCTTTCGTTCTCGTATGGCACAGCAGCCGTGATAGGTGGAGTTGTCAACGCGTTCAGCGTCTCGATGCCAGATCCAGAGCTCGTAAGTCTCGAGCCGGAAAGACTCGGAGACTCTCAAGCTTGGTCGCTCGAGCTCGTTGCTAGGGGCGCATCAATCGACTCCGAGCTGTCTCTCACTTACGAGTAAGGATAGAAAGTCATGGCACGCGGCGACTTTAAACAGCGCGTCGTTTTCGAGGTTGAAGACCAGGCGAGCGGCAACGTTGAAAAAATAGAAGGGAAGGTTTCAAAGCTTGGGAGCTTTCTAGCTTCTAAGTTCACGATCACGCTCGGCGATGTGGTCGGGCTATTCAAGTCGTTAGCCGGAGCGGCGGGCGATGTCGTCGCAGCAGCGGAAGCGCAAGAAAACGCAGTAGCCTCACTTGACCAGTCGCTAGCATCTCTCGGGCCGCAAGCGGCCGGCGTTTCGCAAGCACTCCAAGACCAGGCCGCCGCTCTCG